AATCCATCATCGGTAGTAATGGATGAGCAGTATCTGGAGAACATCCCTGAGAAATATCTCATTCCACAGGAGCCAAAGCTCGACAGAAAGAAGATCGCAGAAGACATCAAGGCAGGCGAAGACCTAAATGGTATCGCTCACTTGGAACAGACAGAGTCTTTGAGAATTAAGTAAGGAGGAACGATGAATAACGCAATTATTTCCATTCAAAATGAGTTAAAGGCTCCTAAAGGACAGTTTAACTCATTCGGTAGATACAAGTACAGAAGCTGCGAAGACATCTTGGAGGCTGTTAAGCCCTTGCTCCATAAGTATTCTTGCAGTTTGAACATCTCTGACGAGGTAGTGATGGTAGGTGATAGATTCTACGTCAAATCAACAGCGACTCTCAGAAAAGATACAGGCGAAGTGATCTCATCTTCTGTGGCTTGCGCAAGAGAAGACGAAACAAAGAAGGGAATGGATGGCGCACAGGTCACAGGCGCAGCATCGTCATACGCTCGGAAGTATGCTCTTAATGGTCTCTTCTGCATTGATGATACCAAGGATGCTGACACAGACGAGTATACCAAGAACACGAAGCCAGAGAAAGAACCTGCTGAAAAGGATAAGAATTGTAACTTGTATATCCAGTTAGAGAAGAAGGTATCTGAAAGCAAGATTGAGATTGATGCTCTGATGAAATACCTCAAGGCTAACGATAAGAGACTGCCAAAGGATGTTACCTATGAGTCACTGCCTGAGAAGTACCTAGAAGCATTGATTAAGAACTTCGATTCTATCTCCAAAAAGATTAAGGGAGATGATGCGGATGCCTGATTTAATAGATTTATCAGCCTATCAATTTAAAAATAAATATACGGAGGATTAATAACAATGACAGACGCAGAAAGAGCAAACAATGGTGCAGATTTAAACTTGGATTGGGACAGTGGATTGGACTTTGTTGAGGAGAAGGAGTATTCCATTCTCCCTGTAGGTGAGTATGAGTTCACAGTAGTGAATCTTGAGAAAACTTACTCTAAGGCTGGCTCACCTATGGGCGTGATCACGCTCGATATCATCACTGATCAGGGCCAGCATTCTACTGTTAAGGACTATCTCGTGATCTCTGAGTCTATGGCATGGAAGCTTTCTTCTTTCTTTCAGTGCGTGGGCTTGCAGAAGAAAGGCGAGGTTCTTAAGAAGATGCCTTGGAACAAGGTAGTAGGCGCAGAAGGCAGAGTCTCCATTAAGCACGAGTCTTATAATGACAAAGAGTCTGCCAAGGTTAACAAGTACCTTTCTCCAATGGCGAAGCCAAAGGTTGAAGATACTGGTTCAGACCTTCCATTCGAGATTTGAATGTATGGCGGAGTTAGAGAAGATCATCTCTGCTCTCGAAACAATAGATCCAAGAAGCCTGAACTATTCTGAATGGGTTGAAGTGGGAATGGCCCTTAAAGCTGAGGGCTGCCCATCTTCCGTCTGGGAAGACTGGTCGCGGAAGGATATTGGCAGATATCGCTTTGGGGAGTGCAGGGAAAAATGGAATACCTTTGGATCAACTGGAATAACTATCGCTACAGTGTTTAAGAGGGCGATTGAGAACGGATGGTCCAATTCTAATACGATGGACTGGGATTCTCCGTTAGACAGTTACGAAGAGGTTATATCAAACCATTCATCTGATGAATTAGAACCTTGGGAAATGGCTGTTAAATACTTAGAAACTCTCTTCCAACCTGATGAATATGTTTCTTTTGTCAACGAAGCTATGCAGAAGGAAGGAACTGACAAGTGGATTCCTAAGAACGCTGGGCACAACATCCCTTGTTCTCGCTTGGTTAAGGTTCTTAAGAAGTCTCAATCTATGGAGAATGCTTTTGGAACGATTAACCCCAAAGCAGGAGCTTGGATACGAATTAACCCAACAGACGGAGAAGGAAGCGCCAATAAGAATATCACTCGATATGACTATGCGCTTGTTGAATCAGATTCATTAAGCATTGAGGACCAGAAGAAGATACTTCTTGCTCTTAAACTTCCTATAGCTTGTTTGGTTGAGTCAGGCGGTAAGAGCATTCACGCTATCGTCAAAGTACAGGCAGTTGATGCGAGAGAATACGCACAGAGAGTAGCCTTCTTATACGATGAACTCGCCAAGAGGAACTTTATAGTAGACACTCAGAACAAGAACTGCAGCAGACTGTCTCGCCTTCCTGGAGCAGAGAGAAATGGAAATATTCAGAAACTCCTCGCTACAAACTTGGGTGTAGCCACTTGGGAAGATTGGATTGATGAGCTAAACGGAATAGGCGATACACTGCCTCCGATACTGGACTTCTGGAATCAGATTCAAGATCCTCCGCAGCTCTCTCCGGAGCTGATAGGTGGAATCCTTCGAGAGGGCAACAAGATGATCATCACGGGCGAGAGCAAGGCAGGTAAGACCTGTCTGTCTCAGGAACTTGCAGTCTGCATCGCAGAGGGCAAGCCGTGGCTGGGTAAGTTCAAGTGCGAACAAGGCAAGGTCCTGTATATGAACTTGGAAGTTGAAGAGGCTTCTTTGTTCTATCGCTTCAAGACCATCTATGACGCTAACGAATGGAAGATAGGAACAAATTCTCACAACATCCACACCTGGAACTTAAGAGGCAAGGCCCTACCGCTGGATAAGTTGGCCGATAAGGTGATAAGGCGGTGTAGAGGACAGAACTACAAGCTGATTATTCTTGATCCGCTCTACAAGGTACAGCAGGGCGACGAGAACAGCGCAGAAGCCATCAGTCTGTTCTGTAATTCCCTTGACCGCATAGCGCACGAGACAGGCGCAGCAATCGTGTACGACCATCATCACCCGAAGGGTTCTTCAGGAGATCGCAAGATCATAGACCGCGGCTCAGGCTCCGGAGTGTTTGCCAGGGACGCAGACGCAATATGCGATCTGTCTTTCCTGTCACCGAGTAAGGAGCTCTTAGAGGTGGTCGGTAGTCAGATCCAGAGCGGAGAGAAGCCGATGCAGATCGCCTTCGTGCTAAGGGACTTCAAGGACGTCGAACCTATCAATATTTGGTTTAAGTTTCCGGTGCACAGTGTGGATTCCGCCAACTTACTAGAAGGAGCTCCGTTAGAAGGAAGTAAGGCAGACTATTTGAGTCGCAGCTCAAAGAGGACTATGGAATCTGAAAGAAGAGAAGGCATCAGGCGTCTGTTTAACGCTTGTGAGCAGAACGGCATAGCGAGCATCGCTGAGATGATTGTTTATGCTAACGGAGATCCGTCAGAGGCATCTATCAGAAGATACATTAAGGAGTTTGACGATGAATATGAGAGCTTCAAAAGGGGATTCATTCGCAAATCTGTCAATTCTTTCACATCATGATTCTCCTTTGACAGAAAGTTTCTTTCATAGGGAAAAATCCCCTTTGAAAGTGACAGAAAAGTTTCAGTCAAAGGTATATATATAGTGAATGTGACAGATTATCCGTCAATGTATGTGACAGAAAAGGAATCAGCGGTCGCTCCGCTGCTGATTCTTTTCACAGTCACTATAGGGCCTTTGACAGCGTTTCTTTCAAAGGAGGTGACAGATTTATGATTACAGCTATTCAATTTAATAAAATCTACGACCAGCACTGTCAAGTCCTCAAGGCCGAAGCCAAGAGAATAGCCGACAGCTCCGTCGCAAGAGCCTGGCTAAATAAGAACGTCGGCAAGACAGATCCCATTGAGTGTCTTGAGGTGGCTCTCAGGTGTCTATATGACCTAACGGGCGACGAGACGATGCTGATAAACGCACAGAAGATACAGGAGGCAAGACATGACACCCTCACAATTTGAGATGAACCAACAAGGAATGGAAGATTTGAGCAACGCAATAATACTACAGGCAGTCAAGGACTATCGTAGCGCTCTCGCTGGTGGTTCTGTAAACGGTCGCGAAAGTAAATCTGTTATTGAAGAATGTGAGAGGTTCTTTCAGTCAGAGTGGTTCAACAGTCTTACGAAGATAAATTCCAATTACCTAATGAAGAACATAAGGAAAGAATTTGAAAAAAGAAAAGAGGATTGAATATGGCAAAAATTCATTATTGTTGCAGCAACTGCGGAAAGCAAGAAGTCACCAGCACAAAGGCTGGAACCCCTCACGGAATGTACTCACTCGGTTATCGTGCTGTAGGTTCTGCCCTTTATTGTCCTAAGTGTGTAGAGACTTGGAAAGAGAGGAACGGAGAAGACTTTGACGAGCAGATCGCGAACCCTACCACTCAATTCGCCCAGTGGTGGAACAACCTTCTCTGGGACAGAACGAGGTGACGATCAGATGGTGATTAATATCAGATTGGATGGCAATCCTCCTACAAAGACAGCGCAGCAGCGAGGCGAAACGATTATAAACGGCCATATTCATCATTACGAGAAAAAAGAAGTCACTCGTGTCAAGGACGTGCTCAGATGGCAACTCAAGTCATACGTCCCCAAGGAGCCACTCGGAGGGCCTATCTCCCTAAAGATCGAATGGAGATTCGAGCTCAAGAGATGCAAGAGACGCTTTTGGAAGGTGACACGCCCTGACCTAGACAACCTTGAGAAGGGTCTGCTCGATGTTCTGACTGATATGAACTTCTGGAACGATGATGCTCAGGTCTGCATAAAGCAGACATGCAAGAAGGAAGTCCCACCCGGAGAAGGGTTCCTTGAGATAGAGATTAGACAGATCGGAGGTGATCGAGATTGACCGATAAACAGTACAGTGCTCACGAGTGGTTGAACAAGGCTTACTGGCTTGAGAAGACGGAGCTCAAGTCGAAGGTGGAATATGCAGAAAAGTGCAAGCCGGACAACGGTGCGATCGATTACTCGAAGGAAAAAGTCCAGAATGGGTCGATCGGGGCACAGGAAG